TTTATATGATATGAGCAAGTCTTTTAAAGGAATATACAAACCGATTAATCCTAAAAAATATGTCGGTAACCACAATAACATAGTCTATCGTTCATTATTGGAGCGTAGGTTTATGGTCTATTGCGACAACAATCCTGGCATAGTCAATTGGGCAAGTGAAGAATTGCCTATTAGATATTATAACCCTATTGATAAGAAATATCATAGGTATTTTCCAGACTTCATAATCAAAACAGATAAAAATAGAAAAATGTTGATTGAGATTAAACCTTCTCGTCAATTGAATAGACCTAAACCACCTAAAAGAAAAACAAAATCATATATGCGTGAGTCTTTTGAGTTCATTAAGAATAAAGCAAAATGGTCAGCGGCAAGTAAATATGCTGAAGATAATGGTGCTGTGTTTAAGATTATTACTGAAAAAGATTTAGGTCTTTAAATCCAATTAATATCGCTATTATTATTTCTGATATATTTAAATGATGTATCAGGTTCGTGGTCTACAAATCCAGACACCGTTGTTCCGTTTGATGAATTGCTATTAACCTGTGAATTGTTATTGACTTGGATAACATTTCTTTCTTCATATGATTTTAATTCTTTTTGTAAATCTTCTAATTTTTGAGGTGTTGGTATGCCATCACTAGTTTGTCCGATAACACTTTTACTTTTCATAATTGATTTAACTGCCTTATCATCTGCTGAAGCAAATTCTTTTTCAACATCCTTATCTATACTAGGTACAATTTTATCATCTTTTTTGTCTTTGCCCCAAGTCCAAGGTTTATACCATTTTGATTCTGATTCAGCAACCATATCTTTTTTACTAGTTCCTGGTTCTATATTGCCAACCTCATAAGTGCCATCATCTAATTGTGAATATTGACCTGTGCCTTCGGATGAAAGTACACCACCTGTTTTTTCTTTTTCTCCTTCGCTTTCATCATCACCACCTAGTCCTAGTTTTTTACCTAACCAAGAGTTTTTAAACCAATCACCTATTGCCTTAAAGAAACCTGTTATTTTATTCCATATATTTTGAAAGACATCACCTATGGCACCTAATTTTTCTGCAATCCATTGAAAGACCATAATAACTGCCATTACTTTTAATGCTATTGCTACTCTTGCTATTTTAAATACATTAGCAATTGCACCAAATACTTTTTTGATTGTCTTCATAGGAGCAGCAAAGAAACCAGTAAATGCTGTAGTTAAAACTTTACCTATATTTTTAAAACTACCAAATACTTCAGCAATAGTATCAGGCACAACCATAAATGCCTCTTTTAATTCACCAAGTCTACCAAACCCTTGGTCATTGCCACTAAAACCTGTATCTACACGACCTCCAGGTCTAACCTTTTCTTCGTCATCTATATTTTTTTGTTTGAGTTCTACTATTTTTTCTTCGTTCTTTAAAATCTTTTCTTCTCTTTTTATTCTGCCTGGACCTTTTGCTGTATCTAAATCTTTCTTTAATTCTAATCTTGTTTCTTTTTCTCTTTTTTCAATTATTTTTTCTCTTTTTATTATTCTTTGTTCTATTAATTTTGATTCTTTTTCTGTTAATAGTTTAATATTTCCAGTCTTTTGATTTATTTCTGCTCTGATACCTTGTTCTCTTAACTTGGCAAGTTTTTCATTTGTCTTTTCCTGAGCACCTCTAAATTCCTCAACCGTATCTGCTAAGTCTTCGTTGTATTGTCTTAAATTAATACCTAATTTATCTACTAAAGTTACTAATTTATTCATTGCAATAGCAAACTTATCAACTGGTCCACTCTTAATATCTTCAGTCAAATCAGAAATCATTTGAGGTACATTACCTACAACTGCTTGTGTAGCAGATTTTAAACCATCTGTTGAAGATTTAATAATTGTATCTGCTAGTTTTGTGATTTCTGCTTGAATACCATCATCACCTGTGCCTGTGTTTGCTGTTGCTGATAATGGTGCTATATCTGATACGGATGCCATATTAACCTATACTTGTATCTCTTTTTGATGTTTTTATTTTTGATGATTTGCCGTTAACATATAACCCAAACCAAGCAGCGCCTGCCCCTACAACAACTGATACAAAACCTGCTTGTGCGTTGTTAGGTGCTTCAAGTGCCATAAACCATTGCATTGTATTATAGAATACAATACCATATAGTACCATCATAATTCTAGGTACCGTTCTCCAGTTAGATAAGAATTGTGGAAGTTCTTCTTTTAAAAACCACCAAACCCATTTAATCTTTTCAACTGCGTCTTTTTTTTGTTCTTCAAACATAACTTATCCTTTTATTTTATTCTATCTTTGTTTTCTTTTCTTTTTCTTTCATTCTCTTGCTTAATATAATTTATCAATAACGAAACATACACATCCCTTTCCCACGGTATCATTGCCTCAATTTCTGTTAGTGAATACTTATGATGTTGCATAAGTGCAAAATTTACTTCAAAGATCGCCTCTAGGCTATTGTGGGAGAGGCCAATCCGAAAAAATCTTGTAACCCGCTGAAGGTCACGGTACTTTCAATACCTGTCTTCGGGTTCTTCACTTTAGTTGTATGCCTTAATCTTGGCATAGACTCAAAGAATTTTCTCATACTTACAAACTGATCCTGAGATAAGTTCTCAAAAAATGATTGTAATTCTTCGGTCGTTGATTCTTTAGTAGGATAATTCTTTTCTCCTTCGTAAATATAATCAACACAACCTATAACAAGTTTCATAATATCATCATACTTCATTTCCTTAATATTTGAAGTTGAATATAAAACTTTCATATTAGGATATTTCATAACAACACCTAATTTTCTTTTCTCATCTAAAACTACATTGTTGGTGTGCTTGTCATCAACTTGCACCTCAACTTTTGATACATCAACCTCCACTTCACCATAGGTCTCCTTATCGTCTGGACATATAATTTTAAACTTCGCTATTTCTCCTACTGATTTTGCCCTAACTTGTAGGAAAATATATTCTACATCAAATGTAGGCAATTGCTCTACATCTATTTTGTTAAATGTAACCTGCTTCAAAATATCTTTTGTTGCATTTTGCATTTCTTGTTCATCACCTGATTCAAGTGCCATATATAAAATTTTTTCTTCTTTTACAAGAAAAGGTCTATACTGAACCTTTACATCACTAGATGGTAAAGTCAACTCATATCGTGGTGTTTCAACTATTGGTAACGCCATTATAACTCCTTATTATATTAAATATTTAGTGGTGGTATTTTAAATGGTGGAAATACTCTTCCGCCAGTTATTCTACCTAAAGGTACTCTACGTCTTAAATCGTTAAGTACATCTCTACCTGCCCTTCTCAATTCAGGTGGCAATTTATTTATTAAACTACCAAAAATTCCTCTATTGTTTTTAATTTCAGGTATCCTACCAAGAGGACTACCTAATTCTATATTACCTTGTCTATCTATAAAGTAATTAATCCAGTATCTAAATGAAAAATCTATATCTACGGTTTGAATATTATTAGCATCGTGGGAATATTCTATTGCACCTACCTTTGTAGGGTAAACATCAATCAATTGTACACCATAAGTTATATCATCACGTTCCTGTCTGCTTGCAAATTGTCCTAATTGAAATATGTTTAAATTAGAAACATAGTTTTCATAATAGTTTGTATTAAATGTAGATGAGGTTGACATAGCGGCTTTCTGCCATAATTCAAAATAACTTCTTTCTCTCATAAACTTATCAGCATAAAATGTTGCTGATATAGGTGCTGATTTCATATCATAAACTATATTTCTAGCAGGTGCATTTCCGTGTCTAACTTCTTTAGTTACCATTTCTCTTTCAGGCATAGTAATAGAAGAACAAAATGCTCTTACACGTCTACCATTTGCCTGTTGAACAGCAAGTAATTCTTCTTGTGATGGAAAAGATGTTTTCTCTAACGCTGCTACAGATGTATCTTGGAAGTCAGCAGAAAATATATTACTACTATCTACACCTTTAGGTAAAGAAAACTCAGCATAAAATCTTGCCTTTCTAGCAAATCCTTCTGCCTCATTTACATATGATTGAAAACGACCCATAGTGGTTTCAGGATTACCACCTTGTCGTCTTTGTAATCTTTTATCGCCTGCTACGTCATCAAGCGATTTATCTCGTGGTATACCGATACGTACATCATAACCACCAATTCTTTTTCCGCCTCTTAATATTGCCATTAGTATGGACTACCTTTCCTAAATTGTGCCACAGGTAAATAAACAGATAATGCTGCTTTGTCATAATCAATTCTTAAAAAACTTGATCTCACGTGATTAAACAAATATTTTTTAATCGTATTCTTTACCAATGGTATGTTCTTTACCCTATCATAACTTACATCAAAACTATTTCTACTAGTTACTTCTCTACCTCTTGTAGAAAATCTTTGTAATCTTTCTAACAAAGTAAATCTAGCACCAGGTCTCAAATAATGAAAATTAATGCCTGCAAATCCACCTGGTATTCTTTCAATAGGTAATACTAGAGGAAATGTATCATAGTATGGTAATGTCTTTTTATATTTAGGGTCATAAAAGAACATATTTAAACGACCAATACTAGGTCTGCCGTTTAGTCTACCTTGACTCATTAATCTTCTTGCTGATACTCTATCAGCAATTGAAGATACTGCATTCCGATACCAAGCAGATGATTTTCTGACACCTGCTGCTCTATCTACTAATGGGTCTAATATACTAGGCATATGCTATATTTATGCTTAAAAAAGGGCACTTTAGTTACCTAAAGCGCCCTAAAAGTATTTACCAAGAGAGAGAGTATTACTCGTCCTCTGCTAATTTACTAAAATATGACATTGTATCGTCATCTTCACTAGCAACTGGACTTTCATTTATACTTTTTGCTGAACCGTTAGTTGAAGGCGGGAGGTCTGCAACAGCAACGGTTTCAGTTTTTCTAGCACCCGATAACACCCTATTCAGTTTCTCTTTGAGTTCGTCATAGGTCTTAAAATTATCAGCCGCTAAAAACGGTTTTAAAGCGTGTTGTGTTGACCAGACAGATTTAATCTTCTCGTCATTATCAGCAAGTGCTGACACGCTTTCAAATTCAGATTTGTCGTAGTTCCAATAACCATCAACTTTTCTGATTTTTAATTTAAAGTTTGCACCTTTCCAGAAGTCAAACGGATTGATTGCCGCTTCGTCTTCAAAAGCAGGTTGCATTGCTTCAGTTATCTTATCAAATATCTTTTTACCAAATTTGTATAAGAACACTTTGCCTTCGTTCTCTGGATGTTTAGGATCAGACACCACTAGAATATTTGAGTAGTAAGATAATTTTCTTTTTCTCTTTCTAGCAATTTCTTTATCACTATCAACACCTGTATTCCAAAGTCTTGTGTTTTCTTCACTAACAGGATCTTTTTGATTTAAAGTTGTTAATGAGTTTTCAATATACCAACCACCTGGTCCTTGGAAAGCGTGAGACCATACTCTTTGCCAAGGCAAGTCTTCGCCTGACACAGCAGGTAAAAATCTAATAACAGCATAACCGTTACCAGTTTTATCTAACTCTGGTTTCCAAAATCTGTCGTCTTGGTATTTGTTTTTATTTGATTGATCCTCAGGATTGAGGTTCGATTCAAGTGCCTTTGTAAGTTTATCAAAATTACTTGATGATGATTTTAAAGTTTCAAAATCCATATTCGTATTCTCCTATATTTTTATATTCGTTGTATTTGTGTTCCCTATATAATCGGGATCATTATTATTTAGTAGAGTTTTTCTTCCACTTTTCATAATCTTTTCGCCATTCAGAAGCAGACTTACAAGGATTAGGTAATGACTTGTTAATCATATATTCTCTAATCTTCTTACAAGTGGTTTCAACTTTATCTAAAATTCTGTATATTAAAACATCAAACATATTACCAATATATCACTTTCCGAGCATATTGTCAAGCGCCGTATAGTCAATATATTCTAAATTCTTTTCGCCTTCCCAATCGTCAACTCTTGTATCTATGGGTGAGGTATTTCTATCTGCGTCTGGATTTACCTTATAAAATCGTATATGTGGGTGTTCACCAAAGAGTTCTCTCCATTGTCTTCGCCAATTGATACTAGGTGTCTTGTGTGCCTCACTTAATCCATAATGTTTTGTATCTTTGTATAGATTATTCAACTGATCGTTGTAACTCTCTAAATCGTGTCCTAATAAAAATACTTCTTCAGGTTTACAATCATTCACAGCAAACCAACCTGAAGTAGGACCTGCTGCCCAACCTCTATCTTTTATATTGCCTTCATTGTTTATCATATGGTCATTTACTGCTCTTACCTTATCATCACTTGTAACCCAACTTACATTTATTGATGTATGATTAACTTCTTTTTTTTCTCTATCTTTATTCTTCTTTAATATTTCTACTACACCTGCTAAATTAGAACCGTGCATAACAAATTCTTTACGGTCACCTCTCTCATTAGAATTAATTACATTTTCTTTTTTGATTAAATCATAATCTTGGTCTGAATAGTTTTGACCTGCATATAATAATTGTTCGTACATTTCACCAGGCATTGTATTCCAATCTCTAAACACACATTGATTATTTTGTGCATAACCTGAATTGTATATCTCGTGCATTATACCCATATCAACAGCAGTAATTACATCTGGTGTAAAATCTCTATACAAAGCATTACAACCATATATCTTGCCGTATGGTCTTAATGTTTCTAAATCTAAATGTTTTCTACTTTCACCGTTACCTATACAGAATACTCTACCAGCCATATTTTTTCCAAAACTCTCTCATTTTATTATAATTTCTATTAAATGATTCTTGTAATTGTAAATAGTTTATTGATCTCTCTTTGATATAATTTTTATCATCTTCAAAATCAATTACTTTCATTTCATTATTATCATCTGGTATCAATACAAATTGAGCAACTGGTGTTCCTGCCTTAATTGTTTCAACACCTGTGAAGTGGCAATAGAAAGGTATTGTTCCTATAGCAGCGTGTCCTAAATGCGGTTCTAATATACCTGATAAAGT